TGTAACAGGTGCAGCGCACGGTACAACTGGTGCTAACTGGAACCCAATCCTTATTTCACTAGTGCGCCGCTCTATGCCAAACATGATGGCATATGACATTTGTGGTGTTCAGCCAATGTCAGGCCCAACAGGTTTGATCTTCGCAATGAAGTCGAAGTACAAAACAACTAAAGCTGGTGCGTCTAACGGCGACGAAGCGTTGTTCAACGAAGCACTTGTTGGATACTCTGGCGACTCAACAACTGCTGGTAACGGCACACGTGGTCCATCTGGTCTATCTGGTGTAACCGACACAGACGCAGACAGCACATTGGTTGACTCAGGTTCAACATATGTACCAACAACTGGTGACGCATACGAAACAGCAGAAGCTGAAGCACTTGGTAACACGGGTGAGTCATTTGCTGAAATGGGCTTCACCATTGAAAAAGCAACCGTGACTGCGAAGTCACGTGCGTTGAAAGCAGAGTACACACTTGAACTCGCACAAGACCTCAAAGCGATCCACGGTCTGGACGCTGAGACAGAATTGGCAAACATTCTGTCAACAGAGATCTTGGCAGAGATCAACCGTGAAGTTGTGCGTACAATCAACTCACAAGCTAAAATCGGTGCACGTCAAGCAAATGTGACAGTCAAAGGTATCTTTAACTTGTCATCAGATGCAGATGGTCGCTGGAGTGCTGAGAAGTTCAAAGGTCTTGGTGTACAGCTTGACCGTGAAGCAAACACAATCGCAAAAGAAACACGTAGAGGTAAAGGTAACTTCATCGTATGTTCTTCTGACGTTGCTACGGCTCTTGCGGCATCAGGCATGTTGGACTACTCTCCAGCATTGTCAACAAACTTGAACGTTGATGACACAGGTAACACATTTGCAGGTGTTCTGAATGGTCGTATTCGTGTATACATCGATCCATATGCAGAAACAGATTACATCAACGTAGGTTATAAGGGTACTAACCCATATGACGCAGGTGTATTCTACTGCCCATATGTACCACTAACAATGGTACGTGCAGTTGGTGAGAATGACTTCCAGCCACGTATCGGGTTCAAAACTCGTTACGGCATGGCGTCAAACCCATTCGTAGGTGCTTCACCTTCATCTGGTCTTGCATCAGCACGTACAAACCAGTACTACAGAATCTTCCGTGTGGACAACATCCTCACATAAGATACCCCCAGTATAAAAAAGGGTGGGACAAACCTACCCTCATAAAAAAACTAAGGAGCCGCAAGGCTCCTTTTTTCCTTACACAAACAAAGGCTTCATTGTTTCGAACACTTTATTGAAAGCATTCACTTCTGCTTCATACCAATCGTAGAAATCGTTATCGCTAATAAAACGAGCATCGGGACTATCGTAGCTTGCACAATGTTCTTCCCATACACGATCCATAGCTTGCATACCTTCTAACAAGTCTCCACGTCCGTAGTTGGTCATAGTCACTTTTGCTTCTTCAAAAGTCATATCGAATTTGTTGAAAGCAGGAATACGAAACATTGTTAGCCCTCTCTTTTGATTACATATTATAAATAACAGACAAAATTGCATATGTCAAGCATATAAATATAAATGTATAAAGTTTTTTAGGAATAATCTATGCCTACATTAAATCCAAGTATAGAAGTAGATACCACAACAGCGACATCTGGGCTGAATAATCTTAACTACTTACAGCCAAATGCTTTTAAATTAACTATTGACCACAAGCATTTTCAGAACCTAGAGTTTTTCTGTCAGACTATCCTACACCCTTCTCTATCTTCTAATCCTGTAGAGATGCCATTTAAGAGAGTTACTTCTGTGCCATTTACAGGAGATAAGTTGACATTTGGTGAACTTACTGCTATGATTATAGTGGACGAAAATCTAAATGCTTATACGGAGATGTACAAGTGGTTGCAAAGAACTATTGAACAAGATGATACCACACCAATCAATAGAACTTCTTCAAAGCCACCAACATATGCTGATATTACGCTATCTATTTTAAGCAGTCACAACAATAAAGTGAGACAGATTAGATACATAGATAGTATACCTACAAGTTTAGGTGACATGCAATTAGAGACTACTTCAGGAGATGTGAATTTTATAACATTTCCCGTAGCATTTAGATTTTCTTATTTTGAATTGAGATAACTCTAACGGAGTATATTATGAAAACATTAGAAGAAGTCCTTGAGGCTTGGGAAGAAGATTGTCAAATACCTAGAATTGATTTGGCAGAAACTTCAAGAATAACACCTAACCTTCATTCTAAATATCTTGGCGCATTAGCCAATGCCAAATTACGTCTTAAGAAGGCAGAGATGGATCAAAAAACTTTGCTCAAAGATAAATGGTTATATTATAATGGTAAAATGGATCAGCATGAAATAGAAGCACGTGGTTGGGATTATGATCCACTTGATGGTCTTAAAGTTCTTAAAGGTGACATGAACCATTATTATGACTCTGATAAGGATATACAAGAATCTGAGTTAAAAATAGAGTACCTAAAAACCCTTATAAATACACTTACAGATATTGTTGATGCACTCAAATGGCGTCATCAAACTATTGGTAATATAATAAAATGGAAAGTGTTTGAAGCAGGTGGATAGTGTTTACTCATGTAGATCATGGTATTGAATTACCAAAATTAAGCAGAAAAACTACTGATAGTGGACGTAAGTATTTTACCCCAGAAGGTAATGCTTATCCTTCTATTACTACTGTTCTAAGTATATTGAGTAAGGACAGTATTGTAAAATGGCGTAAAAGAGTTGGCGAAGAAGAAGCCAACAAAATCTCTCACCAAGCAGCAACAAGAGGAACTTCTGTACACAAGTTGGCAGAAGATTATATTGACAACGTTGAGGATTGGGATAAAGACGTTTTACCAAATAATTTATTTACATTTAGCCACCTCAAAACAATTATTGATGAAAAGGTGGACAATGTTTGGTTTCAAGAAGAATATCTCTATAGCGATAAACTTGAGTGTGCAGGGCAGGTTGACTGCATAGCGGAGTATGATGGCGTACTATCTGTCATTGACTTTAAAACAAGTCGCAAGCCAAAAAAGATAGAATGGATTACTAACTATTTTATACAAGCATCTTTCTATGCTGCTGCATTTTATGAAAGAACTGGTGTACCCATTAAACAAGGTGTAATACTAATTGCTGTAGATCATGACAACCCTCAAGTATTTAAAGTCAACACATATGACTATCTAAATAAGTTCATAGAAGTGAGACAAAAATACAGAGAACAAAATGGCTGATATTACAGTTAAGTTAAAAGACTATAGTATGATATATGTTGATTGTGAAAATCACATAGCATACGAATTGTCTGATTATTTTTCCTTCTATGTTCCAGGTTACAGATGGATGCCTGCTTATAAGAACAAAGTTTGGGATGGTAAGATCAAGTTATTTAATCGCATGACTTGTGAGCTTCCCGCAGGGCTATATGTCTATTTGTTAAAATTTGCATCTGAGAGATCATATACTGTTGACACTGAAGAGACTCGTTATGGTCTTCCTCTTTCTCCAACTCCACCTCAATTATTATCTGATTTATTAGCTGACGAAGCACTTCCATTTCAGCCTCGACAGTATCAATACGATGCGCTTGAAACAGCCCTAACAAGAAATCGAGCAATTCTATTATCTCCTACGGGATCGGGCAAATCTTTTATTATTTATCTAATAGCAAAGTACTGGTTGCAATATCTTACAGATGGATGGAAATATCCAAAGGGTGGTAGGGTTCTTGTCATTGTACCAACAACTTCTCTTGTAGAACAAATGCGACAAGACTTTATTGATTATGGGCAAAAGCAAGAAGGCATTCATACAATATACTCAGGTAAAGATAAAGAAACTGACAAAGCAATAGTTATTAGTACATGGCAATCAATATACAAACTTCCTAAGAAATGGTTTGAACAATTCGGTATGGTACTTGGTGATGAGTGTCATGGATTTAAATCTAAATCACTTTCTTCTATCATGAATAAGGCTACCGAAGCTAAATATAGATATGGGTTCACAGGAACACTTGATGGCACACAAACGCATAAGTTAGTGCTTGAAGGATTGTTTGGACCTGTGTATCAAGTAACAACTACCAAAGCACTCCAAGATGATGAGACATTAGCGCCCCTTGATATTAAAGTGCTATTATTAAATTATCCAGAAGAGGTAAGAAAAGATTTTGGTAACAAAACATATCAAGAAGAAATTGATTTCATCGTGGGACATCCTCATCGTAATAGGTTCCTTACTAATATGGCTGTGGCTACTGAAGGAAACACTCTTGTTTTATTCCACCGTGTTGATGCTCACGGAAAGCCCTTATTTGACCTTATAAATAGTAAAGTAGAAAATGGTAGAAAGGTTTTCTTTGTATCAGGTGAGGTAGCAACATCAGATCGTGAGTCGATTCGTAAAATAGTGGAGAGCCAAACTAATGCGATCATCGTCGCTTCCATGGGAACTTTCAGCACTGGTATTAACATTAGGAATCTTCATAACATCATATTTGCTTCACCAAGCAAATCCCAAATCAAAGTTTTGCAGAGCATTGGGCGTGGTCTTAGAAAGTCCGACAGAGAAACCAAATTATTTGATGTCGCAGATGATCTGCATTGGAAGAAAAGAAAGAATTATACACTCTTACACTCAGCAGAACGAGTAAAGATTTATGAGAAAGAAAAATTTGATTATAAGATAATAAAGGTTGACATTAATGAGTGATATAAAACAGTTCAAACTAATTAGCGGAGAAGAGATAATATGTGAAGTCGTAGAATGGGCGACTGAGCAATATGCTGATCTTGTCGTGAAAAGATGTTTTCAAATATTCAGCGCAAGCGATAACGATGGGGCTAGGTTTTATTCATTCAGGCCTTGGATGGCTTTACAAGAAGGAACGAACACCTTTATCACAATTAATAATAATCATATTATAGCAGAAGCAAACCCTGTACATAATATGATTAAGCATTATAAAGATGCAGTTAAGCATTCAGAAATGACTGTAGAAGAAGTTGAGGAAAGAATACAGAAGATGATAAAAAAAATCAATGCTTTAAATGATTCCGATGATACAGACGATACTGTAATACGATTCCCCAGTAAACCAATTATGCATTGAGTATATTACCCACCTCAAAAACCTCTTTATAATTATAACAGATTCTCTAAAAATGTCAACAGTTTTTTTTATTTGACGACGAAATAATTTTGTAGTATAATACATTGAAGGATTAATTTATGGCAAAAGTTAAGCGAAAAAGTATACATTATGTCAATAACAAACAATTTTCAGAAGCGGTTGTAGAGTATTGTGCTACTGTAAATGCAGCAAAAGATGCAAAAAACCAATTACCAATAGTACCAGATTATATTGCTGAGTGTTTTTTAAAAATTGCTGAAGGACTATCTCACAAATCAAATTTTATCAGATACACGTATCGTGAAGAGATGGTTATGGATGCTGTAGAAAATTGTCTGAAGGCTATTGAGAATTATAATGTCGAGACTGCTACACGG